ATTTGAACCACTTATCCATTGAGTTCCTGTTGTTTCACCATCTCGGTATCTCCAAGAACAACCTTCGGTAGTTGCTGGTTGGTCAAAGAATCTACCATCACCTTGAACCCACGATTGACTAACTGGATAAGCAAATAATGATTGACTTGTTGTTAATTCTTTTGAATTGGCATCATATAAATTTAAATAGTATCTTGCGTTTTCAGGAATAATTCCTGCAACAATTGATGATGATATATCTGATAAATCAAATTTTATTAAAGTTCTTGAAACATTTACAACTGAACCATCAGCGTTCATATCTTTACGAACCTCTAATATTTCATCTAGTCCGGTATTTCTACTTTGAGTAGCACTACCTTCGTAAAGTGTTGCGTCTTTTTCTGCAAATGTAAAGAAATGCATTATTAGTATCCTCCTTGATTAGTATTTGTTCCAATAACTTCTCCACGAATATCTTTTAGTGGAAACTTAACTTCAAATATACTTGGGTCTAATGACGGGTATAGAATTCCATTTTTTAAGGCTCCGTCAACATCATATCCATTACCACTATATCCTTCAGAAGTTTTATATTTGTTTACTATTTTAATATCCGTTACTGAAGCTACACCATCTACTAATGATATTTCATATCCTAAATCACTCAATACTATTGGTTGATTTATTTGCCAATTATCAATGTTGAAAAATTCTGATACTCTTTCATTTACTAATCCAAGAACTTGTTCTTGTGTGAAGTTTGATTTGGTGATGATTTTATATTCAACACCTATATTAATTACATATCCGTTTTTAATATTTACCGCATCAGTAATTGGTCTAAATCTTGATAAATAAGTTTTTAAATTTTCTTTTACTGCATTATTTACAAGTGATAACTTTCTATTAGAGTTATATCCTAATACATATAGGTTTAACGCTAATGGATTAGGTATTCTGTTTTGTATTTCTGAAAGTGGTTTACCAACATCTTCTTGTGCTATTGTATAATTTGATTGTGGTGTTCCACTTAATTGGTCATCTTGAACTATGTAAGCTTTTGCGATGTTTCCATATTTGTCAGGTAATGCATAAGTTCTAATGATGTAGTCTTCTTTGGTAACTGCTCTACCTTGAGCTTGGAAAAACGCTTTTATGTTTTCTCTTAATTCGTCTACACTTTCTGCTCCTAAACCACCTGATGAAGCTTCTGGATTAGAAATTCTAACTGATTGTTTTACGGTATCTAATGTTGATTGACTTAAATTAGTAGTATCTATTTCTAATGTAATACCAGCAATCTTATTGATTTCATCAACACCAACATTGTCTTGAACTCCACCACCATATTGATAAGAAATTGATAGTGTTGTATTGGAAGGTGCTAACCCGTAAGTCTTTGTTTTTAAAAAATTACTTGGGTCAAATGTTTCATAAATTTTTGAAGGACTATCTGGTAGATTAGAACCAACATTATCAGGATTTGGTATAATGTCTTCATCTGCATTATCACTAACTCCGGCTCCAAATCTTAATTCTGTTTTTCCGTCTGGTCTTCTGTAAGTTGTAAATCTTCTTGATACTCTTTTTAATTTTAACAAGTAAGGAGCATCATCTGAATATTGTGCTAATTCTGAGTCATTGTTTGAATTATTTTCTACTTCGTCAAATACTGTATCTTGTGCTAAAGAATCAACTTCGTTCCAATTATTTCCGTCTGAATCTACTACACTTATGATGTCTATGATATTAGTGTTTGATAATTTAATTCTTGAATATTTTTTAGCACTTGTAAAATTAAAATCTTCACTTGTAATGGCACCACTTTGTGCTTGAACTTGTTTTTTCAATAAATAAAATGTTGGTGAATCATTACTATCGGTTTCAAATACCGTAGTAACTCTTGGTGAAGAAGTTGTGTTGTTGTATCTAAAATCACAACCTTGTATTGTTCTGAAAGTTACTCCGTCTGATGTTTCAACACGAGCTCCTACCGGAATATTTAATGCATAATCATAATCAGGTTCTATACTGGATGCTGTTCCTTTTGCTGGAACTAATTGAAATATATCTAATGTTACTTGTGAAGGAGCTGTTAATCTTGGTTTATATCCAAATGTTTGAGCCATTGAATATAAAGTTCTTAATTCTTCTGAATATCCTAATAAAGATTCTTTAAATTGTGAATCAACATAATAAGACATAACATCACCTACATAAGATGCCATTTCAATAAACATCATACCAGGTGATGATTCATTAAAATCTTTGTAAGTGTTTGGATAATATTGTTTTGAAAACTCAATTAAATTATTTCTAATTTGAGAGAAGTCTTTATTTAAATATCTTACTTCTTTACTTACTTTTCCAGTTTTATTACTTCTGTATGCCATTATTTACTCCTAATATGTTCCACCACTTGAATCACCACTCGAACCACCTGATGTGGTGTCAAAATTTAATGTGATAGAATTAAATCTATTTGGTTCATAGTTTAAAGAAAAATCAATATCTACTTTTGTTTCTGTTGGATTGGTTTCATTTTGAATTACATCAACTTTTGCTATATCAATGTATGGTAACCAAGTGGACATAGCTTCTTGTATTTCTTGTTTTATTCTTTCAGTTAAATCTTCTGTGTATTGTTCAAATAATAAATCTCTTAAACGAGAGCCGAAGTTAGGTTGCATTATTCGTTCACCTTTTGCTGTTAGTAAAAGATTTTTTATATTAGAACCTGCTTGTTCTAATGTTGTTTCCGTTTGTGGAAATAAACCTGACTTTCCTCTGTTGAAAGGCAACTTTAAACCGATACGAATATCTGGGTTTAAATCATTTTCTCTTGCACTTGCCATTATTTACCTTTTTTCTTATCTATAGCTTTCATTAAACCAGAATAATCTCTTGTCAGTGCGTTTGTTAAGTGCTCTGGTGCTGTGTCTGGTGTCATGCCGGCACTCTTTAAAGTGCTTGCGGCCGCTACTTCTCGTTTAATTTCTTTATTCCCTAAACCACCGCCGTATCCTAATAATTCTGTTGCACGACTTGAATCAAAAGTTCCCCCGCCTAATGTTGGGTATTCTTCTTGTTGTTGTGCAGTTTCATTTAGAATTTGGTTAAGCATCACATTGTCTGTAAACTTCTGTTCCTTAACTTTTTTCTTTTTAACTGCTGGTTTTGTTTTGGGAATATTTGTTTCGTTAATAAGTATATCGGTTATCTGTTTTTTAACCTCTTGTTTGACAACTTCTTTTATTAACGATACTAATTTACCTTGTTTCATTTTTACTCCTAATCTGTTATGATATCCTTTCTTAAAAAATCTAGTCTTGCAAATTTACTAATTACTTTTGTAAGTTTACCGAGTGCTACTGCAAAACCAACTGGGTCTGTTGCAGCTTTCGGTGTTGCTTCTTCCAAACCTTTCTGAGCATTTTTATATTCATTTTCTAATTTTACAAACTCATCTGTTTTGAGTGTTGGTCTAAAATTTGTTATTTGTCCTAAAGTTTTTTGTGGGTCAATTTTTATATTACTTAACTTTTGTTGTAATTTTTTTAATTCTTCAAATTGTTTCTGTGCAATATTAGCAAGAGCTCTAATTTCTTCAATACACTTTTCAATTTCTCTTTTTACAGCTTCAATAGGGCGGTTTCTTAAATTATCTAAAATCTTTTTGGTTTCACCAGTAAATACTGTTCCGTCTTTTTGATTATGTTTTATTTCAACATTTTTTCCAATAACTTCATTAAGTTCTCCTGATTGTTGTCTAAGAACTTGTTTGGCGTTTAAAACAATATAATCAGCATCCAACACAATTACTGAACCTTTAGTATAAATATCACTTAAATCTGGATTTGGATTTTTTATTTCTTGACTACCACCTTTTGCTTGAACATAAATTGAAGCGTCATCTTTATCAAGATTGTGTTTTACTGGTTCATTTATTTCAAGTCCTTCGGTGTTGTGTCCGGCTACTATTTGAACACTTGGAACTAAATCGTTTTCACCGATTTTTATGGAACTAGCATATCTACCAGTTAAAACTAAATCACCACGATTAGCTTCTATGTTTCTTTGATATCTAAAATCTTCATCTGTTGTTTGTATGGAAAGTGTTGTGTTGTTTCTATCACTTAGTCCTGTTTTTATATTATTGTTTGGATTATTTTTTATATTAATAATATCACTATAATAAGTTTGTCCAAAATAATTTACACATACAACATTTTCACCAACAACAGGATATCTTTTTATTTGTGTATCTAGTGGCAGTATGTGGACACCATCACCTAAAATTTGTTGGTCTTTATTGTTAATCCAACTTCCTTTTATAGCTCCATAATATTTGTAGTTTGGTTTTCCATTAGATTTTTTTGGAAGTTTATTTTTATCTAATATAACTTCTTTTACTTCTACTGGTTCAAGTTCATAAAAATCATATTCTCTTGAATCCATTATTCTATGAATATCAGAATGAATTCTTTGAACTTGTGAATTACCAAAACTTGTTATGTTTGATGATTTGGTTTTTCTTCTTTCGGCCATTTTATTGTTTTGCTTCTATATCTTTTCTAATCTTATCAGATGTATCTTGTAAATCTTTTGTATCGTGTTCTAATATGGTATTCATTATTTCTTGTTTTTCTACTTCAGATAAACCAAATTCACTTTCAGATTCACCTTTGCTTTCAGCTGTAATAATCTTCTGAACGATACCAGCTAGTTTTACTAATAACTCATCATTACGAACATTGATTTCTAAATACTCTTTAATCATAGGAACTATTTGAACAGCAGTATCTCCGTCTTTAATCATAGAAGTAATATTTCTAGTTAAGACATCTAATTGTTTTCTGTTATAGTTTTGATTTTCGTAAATATCTTGAAACAATGACGATAATGATTTTCCTTTGAATATTTCATAATCGTTTGACATAATATAATCCTTTGGTAATAAATATAAAAAAAGGGGCAATTTCTTACCCCTTTTTTCAATTAAGTAATATGTAGGAAATATTACTTATTATTTCGCGTTCCTACTTACGAATTAGACCTAATAATATCACTAATGTGATGAAACCAGCAAAACCGCTTTCACCAAACATATTAACAAGTGACATTAAATTACCTATAACATCTAACCCAAATAATCCGC